TGGTGATGATAGTAAAGGTCATCCTAATGCTTTAGGCGAAGATGCATCATGCGAATTAAAATTAATTGATGGTGTAATTTATGAAAATAGTTTCCCATCAAATGTTGAAATTAAAGGGAGAAAATAAATGAGTACATATTACAGACCAAGCGAACCAATTGCTATTAGTGAGATTGAAGAAAAATGTAAAGATGATTTTAAGGTTCTTTACAGATATGACGATCAAGATGGTCAATGGTTCAGAGATAATGATGGTAACTTTATGCATTTCGCATTGAATGAAGATAAAGAGGTTATCGACATTTTTCGTTATGGCGGCAACAATCCCGAATTTATTCTTGATACGTTATCTAATCGTTTTGATGTGTATATTATTAGTGAGTATGATGAAGACTATGAGGATTATGCTCACAAGGAGACACCAGTTTCAACAATTACTGTTGATATGAGTGACACTTTGAATAATAAAGAGTTATAGGGTGGCAGACACTTTTTCCATTAAAGGCAAGTGGATATGTCTTAACTATAGATCACGATATAAACTTACCCTAGATGTGTTTATATTGAGTTTATATTTTGTGCAAAAGGTTGTGTCTGCATTAAACATTGGCAACCAAATCTATAGATTATCCACAATTATTATTAAAAGGCTCGTTTTAAGAGCCGTCAGAGGGGTAGAAATATATGTCCGTGTATGTTTGTACCCCTGGTTTTTTAATTTTAGGAGGTAGTTATGAAAAAAGTTAAAAGTTGGCAAGATTTAAGAATTGCAGCGATCAACAGAATTTCAAAAAGAAAAAATCTTCCAAGTGACCCAAATAGTCCATATTGGGATGAATATTGTAAAATTATGAGTAGTACTCATTGTGAAACTAAAAAAGAATATAAGGAGAAATATAAAAATGACTAAATTTTCAGATGAATTTATTGATGAAGTCCAGGATTATTGGAAAGATAACAAGGGTAAATTTACAGGTAAAGCAGAAACTGGTACCCATAAAAAAAGAATTGTTGAAAAAAAATTTGGCTGCCAAGACCTTGCAGATCATTTTAATTTGACTTTTGCACAAGCTAATAGAATTATCTATGTTAAAAATGGAGGGAAAAAATGACTTTGGTTAAAAGAATTGATATGGCACTACACGTCCAAGAATTATGTGCTAATAATGGCATTACTGTTAATTATGTACCATTAGATGACAGAAGACCTTTTTACTGTGCTAACAGAGTTAGAAACAGTATTACCATAAGACCCACAAAGAATACAGGATACTACGTTTCTGCCTTGCACGAGATTGGTCACTTGATTGGCCCTAATCAAAGTAGCAGGAATGACAGATTTGAGATGGAGGTAGGTGCTTGGAAATATGCTATGGCTACTGCCATTGTATGGACAGATACTGCTACAAGAGTAATGAAGAAAGCATTGAAATCATATGGTATGAAAGAACAACATTGGGATAATATCTATCTTGAATGTGTTAGATATGCAAAATCACAAAACGAACAATTTGTTGGCGATCCTGTTGCCAATGCATCTTAATATTGATAAAGGTATATTATGGGTGAAGTAATAGCATTTCCATTAGATAAAAATAAAAAGCTACAGGAAGAGTTGCTTTTTGCACAAAAATTACGTTGTCCTAAATGTGATGAACTGAAAGAAGATGATTGGTTTATTACTTATAAAGATAAATCATATTTATGTGTAGATTGCAGCTATGAAATGGGTGAAAAATGATTAATCTACTTACGAGTTACCAAGTTACCGCGGTAAGTAGATTTGGTGGTAACTTGTTAAGTCATTGTTTTTGTTACGATAATGGTATAGTGGTTACGGAGGTTACATCTTATTATGGTAAGTTAGTTATGAGTGTTAAGTCATTGTTTTTATTGCTACTTACCAACTTACCGCGACTTACCCCCTATAGGGGGTATAGGGGGGTGGTAAGTAACCACCACCTCCCCCTATATATTTTTATAGCGAATAGGAGTTAAAATGGTCAATGTTGCAGAACCATTAACGAAAGAACAAACTAAAGCTGGTTGGAAGAGATTGACCTCTAAACAACAGAAGTTTCTTGATCTGTTTTTTTATAAAGACTTAACGCAAACAGCTTCGGCACGAGAAGCTGGATACAGTAATCCATCTGTAGATGCAGTTAGATTATTGCGTAATCCAATTATTCAAGAGCGATACCAAGAGATGCGTATGGAAGCTAACGCAAAGTTTGGTGTTACTGTCGAGAAGTCGGTGCGTGACCTTTTGAAGATGCGTAATGATGCGTGGCAGAGTGGTCGTATAGGTGAAGCAATTAGGGCTGAAGAGCTGCGTTTGAAAGCCACAGGACTACTTGTTAACAAATCTCACGTAATGCACGAGGATATGAACGAGTTAAGTCGTGAGCAAATCCTTGAAAAACTTAACGAATTTAAATCATTAGCTGAAGGGCGTATGCGAAATGTAACGCCAGCAGAAGATGTTCGAGTTAAGATAGGTAAAAGTAGCGTCAAGAAGGCTTCTTCCACAAAATAACCCCATTTCGGTGCTTAGACGTTGATTTCGGTCTTCGGATTCGGTGTCTGTCGGACTGATTGGAGCTTCGGACTGCCAATTGTTCGGATTATCGGACTGATCGGACTGGTCACGGCATGCTTTTGACCAGGCGACCAGCGGAAATTGTTCGGTTTATTTTCGGACTCCAATAACTCGTACAATTGTTCGGACTAATCGGACTTCGGACTTGACATCCTTCGGATTCGCTAGTAAAAAGGGCTATATTTCCTCCGAAATACTCTGGGTCAGCACATCTGCTGGCCCCTTTTTGTTGGTTGGCGTTGCGGCCAGCGGTCAACAAACTAAACAATTGTTCGGTTTATTCCCTGCACGACCAGGTGCAGAGCAAAAAAAAACCAGGCCGAAGCCTGGTTATAAGTTTAAATCGAACAATTTTTATTATGCGTAGCTATTTTTCCACTGAGCGTATTCTTCAGCACTGTCCGAATAATGTGACCAACCCAACGCATCATAAAGATGAGCTGGATTTAGGCCAAAATTGTTGTAACCAATCAAGATACTTGTAAAATATTGTCTTGATGGTGGGAAGATGTCGCTTGTGTTCATTCGATAAGTTAACATACCATTAATATATTCTTTTCGATACATCCCACGCTTAACACCTTCATAGATGTCTAAAGTTTTTTCACATTCTTCGGTGATTTGCCAAACTCCAACAGGTAACAACGAATCGGAGTCTTTTGTCGGTTCAATGTCTGCAACACCTCTGAACACAAGTCGGTAATTTGGTAGATAGAAACTACCTAGCTGCCGAGCCTTTGGACATCTGTATTTCATTTGGCTTAAATTCAAATTTGAACCATAAGCCATATATAAATTTTTCAATTTTAATTCCTTTTTTAATTGACATTAGGCAATATATTGCATATATATAATATATAGTCAATTAAAAAAATGGAGAAAGTTAAAAATGATTAATCAAGATTTAAAAAACGCAGTACTTAAACAATTAAATATCTACTATGATTATTATGGAGGTAGCGACAACAAAGATGAAGCAATTCAAACTTTAAAAGATATTTCCAATAATGAACACGGAGCTGCTGCTGGATTTAGTGGTTTTATTTATTATGATGAGACTTGTAAATTTGCTAAAGAGAATATCAAAGATATTTTTGATTATGCAGTGGAACAAGCCGAGCAGTTAGGGGAAGGAGTTTATAAAATGATTTCTAGTTTTAATTGTCTTAATGATATGGATGTGAAAGAAACGGAAGTCGCCTCAACAATTCATTTAGCACTTAAAGGAGTTGAAGATGATCAAGGTATGGAAACTCAAATTTTAAATGCTTTGTCTTGGTATGCATTGGAAGAAGTAGCCAGAACGGAGGTTGATCATTACGGCATTTAATTAGATTCGGACTTGTTCGGATTGGGGAGCTTTTAGCTCCCCTTTTTTTTTGCCAGCAAGCTGGCAGCAACCAGGTTGATCGGAAATTGTTCGGTTTAGGAGGGCTTTGGCCCTCTTTTTTTTTTGCAGCAACCTGGCTTGCGCAGGAATAAACTAAACAATTGTTCGGATTGTATCACAGCACGGACAGTTGCAGCACCTGCTCGGATCGGATTCGGACTTCGGATTCGGACTTCGGATTTCGGACAGGAAAAATAACAGGAAAATTACCAGGTTGGATCAGGTAAAAATATAAATTTGTTCGGTTTATAAAAAAAAATTCCAATAATTAGCTGTTCTTAATTGTTTAGTATATATGGAGCATTTAAAAAAAATTAATTTTTATACAAGAATATTTCTATTTCATACGTTCTTTATATATAGACTAAAAAAAATGCAATTTGTTCGTTTTATTATATTGCAATGCATTGCATAAAATGATAAATTCAAAGGGAAACCTTAATAAATGGAGAAAAAGTCAAAATGGTTAACATAATAAAAAACAAATATGAAACACATATTAAAAACAACAGATTTTTTGGAGTTGAGTTAGAATTTGGTTATGAAAATATATCTGAAATTTCAGAGAGAGATTATTCAACAAGCAGAGAGATTTCTCAGAGAGCATTATCAAAAGCAGTTGAGTTAGCAATTCAACATCCAGAAATTTTCAGAGGAGTTAGACTAGTTGAAGATTTATCTATCAGAGTTGCTTTGGAGGTAGTTTTTGCTCCTTTGTTAGATTGTGAGTTTAGTTGGAACCATATACAAAATGTATTAGATATCTTAAAACAAAATGGTTTTTATGTCACAAAAGGTAATGGTATGCATATGCATATTTCAACATTCAAAGCATTAGAATTAGAGCGTTTGAAAGCTAAAACAGAATTATCAAAAAAATCTCTTCAACATCAAATAGATAATATAGAAATCTTTGAAAGAGATGGTTACAAGGTAATTGATTTCAGAAATGGTTTTTCTGCTTGTGATGGTTTATTCCAATCTGATACTGAGATGGAATTTGAATTAGTAAAAGATATTATGTTGCGATATTCAAAAGGTTTAAAGCATATTGAACAGTTTATTCCATTATCAAGAAAAGATAATAGATTTTGTAATACTTATAAAATGACAGAAAATGCGATAAACAATGCAACATCTATTTCTGATATTACATTTGGTAAATTTACTGCAATCAATCTTGTACCATTTGAAAATGGTACAATAGAATTTAGACAAGCATTAACAACATTAAATGTTGATAAGATAATCGTATGGTTTAGATTTCTTGATAACCTTGTTAGATATTCTGATACCAAAAGATTACAAAGAATTGCAGAGAGTATTTACAATGTGCCAAACAGTTTACGTCCATATTTGACTAGATCAAATACAAGACAAGAATTATTGTATAATGAGTTATATAATTCAGATAATGAGATTGGTATTCAAACAAGAGATTTGATGGACACATTTGGTTTAACATCTCAATCAATAAGAAGATTAATATCAGATATACATTCAACATTTAATAGAAATCAAATTAACTCTAATGATTTCTTAATTACTCATACATTCAGAGAGAATGGTTCAAATTATGGAGATGGTATTACAAACACATCATATCAAATTGTTAAACAAGTTAATAGAAATACAACAGTTGAATTATTACCAGAAAATAGAATTGGTTTAGAGAGTATATTTGCAGAATTGGATGATGATACATTCTCTTATTTACATCAAGCAAAAACAAATAGACTAATGAGAATATAACTCTCATTAGTCTAGGTTCCCTATAGATTAATATATAAAATCGGATATTACTTTTTTAAAAGTAATATCCCTTTTTTTATTTTTTTTCTGACAAAATCTTTTCTCAGTTTTCCTCAAACGATCACACTCATTTTGAAACAGGCACTTGAAAAATTTTTTTTAAAAATTATTTGACAAGTTAGGCAATGCATTTCATAATACAGAAAAATGGAGGTAAATATGAAAACATTTGAACTAAACTATGGGAGCGTTAAGACCTTTGAAGCATACGATGCATCAGATGTCGTTAAGGTTCTCAGAAAAAACCATTGGTTTCCGACAGATAGTGAGGAAACTTTTTTAAAA